ATGCTAGTAAGTTCGACCCAAGTGGCTATGCAGCAAACTGGGCTACACAAGCTGACCACTTTACAGTTGCAGCAAAAGAGTACTTGTACTTGCTGACATTTGGTATGTTTGAATATACAAGCTTATGGGATGGTAGCAGTCTTTCTCCAGAATGGTCAGACGATATGCGCACTCCGGCAGGCATCCAAACAAATAACGCATTAGGTTATGCATTGTTTAACACTTACATGAAACCTGTATTTGACAATCCATCACTTGCAACTATTAGAAGTATGTTCCAAAACGGTGACAATGGTGATCCAACAGCAGCAGGTGCAAACGGATATGCAGCATCTACAGCAATATCACTAACTGGTAACTTTACAATTGCTTCAAATACTAGTGCAGTTACACTTAACGTGGCAGCAGATGGTGTAACAGATGTAGATTCATTATCACTTGCACTAGACAGTGCAGCAGCAACACAAGCTATCACAGTTAATGACAATGGAGTTACTCCAGGATTTAATCCTGATTATGCTCTATATATAACTAACAGCGGTAATGCATATACGTTGGCTGGTAGAGATAGATCAGGTGCAATAAGTGGATCACAGCCTGCACTAGCATTTAACAACGGTGATAAAGTGGTAGTTACTGTAAATAGTAGTACATCTACAGGTCATCCTTTCTACGTTAAGACTGTGCAAGGTACAGGAACTGGAAATCAAGCGGCTGGTGTGACAGGCAATGGTACTGTTAATATTGAATGGACAGTTGGCAGTGCAGGTACATTCTATTACCAGTGTAGCATACACGGTGGTATGAACAATACAATAACAGTATCATAAGGAATTTAAAATGGCAGTACAATTAGTAAACATAGGTAACATTGCAAACGACGGCACTGGTGATGATCTAAGAGAAGCAATGATCAAAATCAATTCTAACTTTGAGGAGTTAGACTTACGTGATGACGAGCAAACTTCTGGTAGTAATTTAGGAGTTGATGGAGAATCTATATTTGTTCGAAGAAACGTTTATGATTTAGAATTTAAAAAGATTCATGCAGGAACTAATGTAACATTAACTGCTGATGCAAGTAAAATTGTAATTGCTGCTGATAGTGGAGTAAGTGATTTAACAATTACTGCTGATACAGGTAATGTTGTACTAGACAATAGCGCAGCATTAAGTATTGTTGGTGGAACAGATATTACTACAAGTATTACAGGCAGTGTGCTTACTCTTGCATATAATGGTATAACCGACTTAGTATCTGATACAACTCCGCAATTAAGTGCAGATTTAGATGCACAAGCTAATAATTTGTTAAACGTAGGAACTATTGCTACAACAGGAGTTACAGGACCTGTAACGGGCAATGTAACAGGTAACACTGTTGGTACACATACGGGTGACGTAACAGGCAACGTAGTTGGTAGTGTGCATGGAATTGATATACGCACGTTGCTTGGAAATGATGCAACAGACTTTGGTGATATTAATCCTACAGTAAATAACTTACTTGAATATATTATATTCAATACAGATTTTGAAATGGGATCATTTACTGCCCCTAATGCTGCTACGTTAGACTTAGGTGCAATTGCAGTATAACCTAACTCCGATAAATACGTTGTATTAAGGAAACTAATGAATGGCAAATTTATGGAACGTTACAACCGGATCTCGACTACAGACACTTATTGAAAGATCTCTGGTAAACATATTATTACCGTTATCAAATAATGTAGCTGCGGAGGTAGTGCTTATTAGCGGCAGTATTCCAACAGGAACACGTTTAGAAGGCAAAAACATAGTTGGGACAGTATACGAAGTTGCATACGACACTACATTTAATGCAGTTTTTAGAGCAACAACAGATGATCACTTCCAAGATTGTACTATTGAATTTGTAGTATCAGGACCTGATTCACCTAATTGGATAACTAATACAGGACTATTAGCTGTTGGATCAAACAACAGCTTGTTTATTCTCGATAACGAAATTATAGATTACCAACTAGTTGCTGCTGACACTGATTTAAGTGCAGGCGACACACTTAGTTATTTTATTGCAGACGGTGACGGACAACTTCCATTAGGTATTACAATGACTGATGCCGGCAGGCTACAAGGAACTACTGAGCCGTTACTTAGTTTAGACAAACGTAATATTGGTGGTGGGTACGATAGTGCTGTTTATGCAGGTGTACCTATGGATTATGCAGTAGTAAGTTCAAACGGTTATGGCAGTTTTTATTATGATACTGTAGACTTTGATTATAGCGAAGCAACTGCAAATTTAAGAAAATTAAATAGATATTATCCTTTTGCGGTAACTGTAACTGATGGTGAAAACTATGTACGCAGAGAATTTAAAATTTATGTAGTTGGCGATGATTATTTAAAAGCTGACAATACTATTATGGCAGCAAGCACAGGCGTGTTTACTGCTGACACAACAAACGTACGAACTCCGGTATGGATAACTCCTAAAGACCTAGGTTATAAACGTGCTAACAACTATACAACAATATATTTAGAAATTGTCGATAACTGGACACTAGAAGGTGTTGTAGTTTATACATTAGAAGATGTAAACGATGACCTTACGCCTAGTGAATTACCACCAGGAATGAAACTAGATAGTCAGACTGGTGAAGTTATAGGACGTATTCCTTATCAGACTGCTATTACACAAAATTACAAATTTACAGTTAAGGCAACTAGACTTACTACTGACTTAGAAACTGTTACCGTCTTTGCAAACTTTTATGAAGACGTAATGCTAGGCAAGAATAGTTTTAAAATTAATAAAATTGACTTAACTGGTGCTATAGATGGACTTAATGATCTGTTTGAGCTAGTTGGTAAGAAAATATTATTAGGAAATAGTCAGTATACTGTTACTAACGTTGATGACAGAAATACGCTATATGATATTATATTTGTACAAGAAGCACTTGCTCCTAAAATTAATTTGCTATTAAGCCAAACTGCAATAGTTGGTCAAGATCATATATTTGTTACTCGGTTAAATGAATCAAGTAAAACAAAGTACCAAGGAAGAAAGTTAATATTTTCAACTACTGAAAATTATACTATTAGTACATTTACTCCTTACATAGAATGGCAAGTTACTCAAACAACATCTAACGATCCGTTTTTGCCAGCAGATGCTCCAAGAGTAATGACATTATCAGAAAATTATTATGTAGGTGACTACGTTATTCATACAATTGAATCAGGCGGCGATGGATTTATATACAAGTGTGATGTAGCACATGCTGTAGCTGCACAAGTAGATGGATTTGGCGATCCTGTATTAGTTAACAATATTACACAATTAAACTTTATAAATGCTAACTGGACACAAGTAGCAGAAACATTAGAAGGACTTAGTGTTGCAGATAGGGTAACAGCTACTAAACAATCACTAGAAGCACAATACAACGGTACTGCATATATTACAGTAGTAGATCCATTAAACTGGAAAGTAAAAGTACCTAGTACTGCTTACTCAAGAATAAAATCAAATATACAAAGCTTCTTTAGTGGAGCAGATAGTAGTGATGTAGTTGCAACACTACTACGAGATAACGAAGATAAAATAACGCTTAGTACAAATTTAAGTTCTCAATTAAACTCTGGAAGAAACATAGGTATTGCATTATTTGCAAAAGACAGTTTCTTTAAAAACATAATTGTTGCATCAAATGATATTATTGATATTCCTAGTACAGTTAAAACATTTGAAGTTAAAGTTATTGGGGAAATTGACAGTGTTATTAAATGGATAACACCAGCAGCACTAGGCAATATTAATGCTAACTTTACAAGCACTTTAAAATTAGTTGCACAATCTACTGTTCCTGATACTGCAATGTTGTATTCTATAAAATCAGGTAAGTTACCATATGGATTAGAACTTAATTATGATGGTGAACTTATTGGCTCTGCTAGGCAGTTCGGTACTGTTAGTAAACCAGGTTTAACTATATTTGAAAACAAAGCAGTTACATGGGATGGTTCATTGCCTGGCGATACTACGTTTGATAGAAACTACAAGTTTACAGTACAAGCAAAAGATAGATTTAACTATAGCGCAATCGAGAGAGAATTTACGTTAACTGTTATAGATTTAAATAAAACACAATACACTGACATTTATATGCGTCCTATGTTATCTAATACGCAGCGTAAGTATTATAAAGACTTTATTAGTAATTCAGCAGTGTTTACTCCTGATAAAATTTATAGGCCTGGTGATCCAGTATTTGGAATACAAGGAAGTTTAGATATGCTTGTATACGCAGGTGTTGAAGCAACTACTATGGATAAATTTGTAGCAGCAGCAGCTAAAGGTCATAAGCGTAAGAAATATGCATTAGGTGAAATTAAAAGTGCAGTTGCTAAACTAAGTGCAACTAGCGACACAATATACGAAGTAGTATATATTGATGTTAAAGATCCTGCAAACTCAACTGTAGCTAATAAGACAACAGCAGCTAGTTTTAAAACATCTAATAAAGAAAAGATTACTGTAGATAGTATTCAATATTCAGTAATAGATGATGCTACTAGATTTAGAACAGGTGCTAACCAACTACCAGTTAGTTCTAGAGGAGCTGCAAAATTTGTAATTAGTGAAATTGACGAAATAACAATTGAAACTAGAGCAGGTGTTGATCAAGAACTTAATGTAGACAATGCTGACTTTGAAATAACTATAAAAGCAGGCGGCTTAATAACAGTATTATTACAAAAAGGCGACAGTGAACCATTCCGCTTTAGACCTAATACTAATACTATTAAGACAGATAGCAATGCAATTAATATTAGTCAATCAACTGACTCAGTTAAATATATATCTAGTATAGATAATATGAGAGCAAATATTAAAACTATTGGTGAAGAAGAACGCCAATATTTACCGCTTTGGATGCGAACTGCACAAACTGGGTTTCGAGAATTAGATTACGTAACTGCTATACCAATATGTTACTGTAAACCTGGAATGAGTGCAGACATAATTAATAATATTACTAATTATGGATTTCTACCAAACACAATTAACTATGATATAGACAGATATATTATAAAGAGTACACAAGAATCCGATGTTGAGAAATTTGTCCTGTTCGCAAATTACCAATACAATGTATAACATCGATAAATATATTAAAGAGGAATAACAATGGCCAGCAACATAATAAGCTCAACAATTGACGGAACATATCCAGTAGCAGGTGTCGATAACGACACTCAGGGATTTCGTGATAATTTTACAGTTATTAAAACAGGATTAGCAACAGCAGAAAGTGAAGTTACTGCTTTACAGTCTACTACTGCTAAACTAAATGCATCAAATGATTTTAATGGTAGTGCTGTTACAGACGCTAACTTTTCATTAAACACTGAAAAATATCATAATATTGGTACTGTTACTAGTGGAATGAATATTAGTTTCTTAAACGGACATTATCAAAGTATGACTGTTAACCTAGCAGAAGGTGTAGGTACTATTAACTTTGCACTAGCAGATTGGCCAGCTAGAGATCATGTTGCTAAAATGACAGTACAATTATCAGGTAACGATACTGCTAAGACTGTAACATTTACAGCAGCAGGCGGCGGCACAATTAAATACAATAATAACTTTCCGGCTGCATTAACTATAGATAGTAGTGTAAATCCATTGCTTATTGACTTTTGGACATACAATCAAGGCACAACTATATATGCAGAGTATAGAGGCCAGTATACTTAATGCTTAATCCGCTAGTTGATAGTTTAGATCATTTTACTGTAACTGAATTAGAAGACAAAATAGTTGTACTCCAACGTAGATACTTTATGACTGGTAATCCTGGAGTACAATCTCAAATACAAAACTTCTTACAAATCTACCAAGAAGAAGTACAAACTCGCCGTGCAATCGAATATAATCGTCAAAAAAATGCAGAAAATGGCGAAACAGGACTTGACAAACTCATAAATGTAAGTTAAAATAAGTGTATGCTTATGAAAACAGACAACCTCGGTGTTCCGCGTTTTACAAATAAAGACTTAGTTGATATGATCTATACCGGTCATGTTGACAAGTGTCACGTTGTATTATGCGATCCCTCAGATGATATAGATAAGTTTAATGAAGCAATGCGTGAGCAATACTTACCAGAACTTAAACAATATATCCCAATAGACGTAGATCAAAAAGAGTTTGACACAGCGTTACAGTCTGAATGGTTTATGCCTGATGAATATAAAAAGATGGATCTCTATAATTACGTATTAAATAAGTGTCCAGACGATCCTGCTAAAATGGCTAGAACATGTGAAGAACTAGCAGAGTACGATAGACGTAATATGTTCGATTTATTAAAGTACATGGTATATTTAATAGACTTTATGCGTGAGAATAGCATTGTATGGGGTGTAGGCAGAGGATCAAGTGTAGCAAGTTATGTGCTATACTTAATAGGAGTACACAGAATTGATTCAATCCAGTATGACCTGGACTGGACCGAGTTCTTGAGATAAGTAAGTATATAACTAATAGGAGACGAATATGTCAAAAGGTAACCCATCAAAGAAACAGCATAGAAGTATGCGCGGCAAGCAAGTAGATATGGACCTACTTAGGAAACGTAACGAACTAACTCCAGCAGTAGGCAATGCTCGTGTAAATGCACGTGGCGACGAACTAGGACCTGGTGGACAAATTATTAAAAAGCGTGAAGATGTTGTAGCAGAACATTATGCAACAGCAGGCACAGCGTCAGAAGCAACCGGCAGAGCAATTACAGCAGGTCTTGTTCCTGATGATGCACCAGTAGCATCACCGGCTCCAGCAGCAGCTAAAAAAACTACAACACGTACTAAAAAAGAAGAAGTAGTAATTGATGCTCCTATCACAGCAGCAGAGCAAGAAATGCTTGACGAAGCTGACGATTGGGTTGAAGACACTGACGGCAACTTTGTAAAAAATGGTGATTAATGTCTAGTAATATAAATGCAGTTAAAGGCACGCCTCGGGCGTTCGGCGACAATGTATTAGTAACAGATATGCACTTTGGAGAACAAGTAACTGAAAGCGGAATCATTATTGCAGACGATGATGGTACTACTAGAGGTATCTACCCTCGATGGGCTAAAGTATACGACAAAGGTGCCACTAACAAAGACCAATTCCAAATTGGTGACTGGATTTTAATAATGCACGGCCGATGGACCAGAGGTGTTAAAGTTGATACACCAGCTGGGGAAATTGAACTACGCAAGGTTGAACTTGATAGTATTTTAGCAACAAGTCCTAAGAAACCAACAGGTTTGCGTCTTGGTGCAGAATACACTGACGGACAAGCAGCTACTATTGATCCTGGCTCTTTTATTAACTAATTAAAAAGGTAACATATGACAAACGTATTTAAAGACATTGATACATTCGCTACGGCATGTGATCAACCAGCAAGCCCAGAGAACTACAAGATGTATCTTGGACTAATTGATGAAGAATACAACGAACTTGCTGATGCAGTAATAGCAGACGACAAAGTGGAGCAACTTGATGCACTAGTTGACATCTTAGTTGTTACTATGGGTGCCATTCGTGCAGCAGGTTGGGACGGTGAAGCGGCTTGGAAAGAAGTTATGGATACTAACTTTGCTA